AAACGGCAAGAAAAATTACTAAAGGCGTTGGAGATATTGTCGAAAAGGCTATCGAAAAACCAATTAAAAAGATTGGCAAAGAAAGTTTCGATATTATTGCTGGCACCACAGATGAAGAACGCCGTGCCATGTTATACGGCGAAATGCCAGATATGACACCAGAAGTAACGCCTGAAGTTACACCAGAGGTTATACCTGATGACACAATGTTAGGCACAAAGAAAAGAACCAGGTACGGGAAAAAGCTAGGCGGTGCTGGTACATTAATGGAAGGATACGGTATTACTTATGCAACACCTAGCGCAAAAGCACCTACAGGGGGTAGCGCATAATGTCTTTTCTGAAGCCAAAAGTATACACTCCACCAGCACCACCACCGCCACCACCACCAGCACAGGCGGGTGAAGAAGATACAGAACGCGCTGTAGCTTTGGCTGAAGAAGCCACAATGAAGGCTAAAAAGAAAAAGGGTGCGGGGGCAACTATTGTTGCTGGTGCGCTACAAGACACCACAGCAACCTCACCTGGCGGCACACCTACATTACTGGGGTAATACATGCAAGATTTCATCAAGAGTCTGGTAAAGCGGTACGAATACCTTAAAGGCCGTAGAGATAACTGGGATACGCATTATCAGGAACTAGCTGATTACATGCTACCCCGCAAAGCGGATATTGTCCGTAAGCGTTCCAGAGGCGAAAAGCGGATGGAACTTATCTTTGATGGTACTGCACTACAGGCTGTTGACTTGCTTGCAGCTAGTTTGCACGGGATGCTGACTAGCGGTGCTACGCCTTGGTTCATGCTTGACATGAAAGATGAGAATGTCGGGCGTGATGACGATGTGCGTGAGTGGCTGCAAGAGAGTAGCCAGCGCATGATGAGGGCGTTTAGCCAGTCCAACTTTGAAACTGAAGTCCATGAAATGTATGTGGACTTGGTTGTGTTCGGCACAGGCTGCATGTTTGCTGAGATGGATGACGGTAATCTGCGGTTTAGCACACGCCACATCTCTGAGTTCTATGTGCAAGAGAACCAGTTTGGTATCGTTGATACAGTATTTAGAACTTACAAGATTCCGGCACGGCAAGCTATCCAGCGGTTTGGTATCGATAATGTTACCGATTACATTCAGAAGGTATTTAAGAACAAGCCTGATGAAGAAATAGAAATCCTACACGCTGTGGTTCCGCGCATTAACCGTGACCCTAACAAGCGAGACAACAAGAACATGCCATTTGCATCGTTCTATGTTGATATGCAAACCAAGGGACTACTTTCTGAAAGTGGGTTCCAAGAGTTCCCGTACATTGTCCCACGATTTTTGAAGGCGACTGGTGAGACAATGGGGCGTTCCCCAGCGATGGTTGCGTTGCCTGACGTTAAGATGTTGAATCTGATGTCAAAAACAATCATCCAAGCTGCGCAGAAACAGATTGACCCTCCCCTTCTTGTTCCTGACGATGGTTTCCTCTTGCCCATCCGTACGCAGCCTGGGGGATTGAACTTCTTTAGAAGCGGCACAAGAGACATGATTACGCCGTTGAACACAGGCGCGAACATTCCTATCGGCTTGAATATGGAAGAACAACGCCGTGGTGCTATTCGTTCAGCGTTTTATGTTGACCAGCTTCTTAGTGGTCAGTCACCAAACATGACAGCTACTGAGGTTGTTCAAAGGCAAGAAGAACGTATGCGAGTCATTGGCCCCGTATTGGGCAGATTGATGAATGAAATGCTACGGCCTTTGATTGACCGTGTGTTTGCATTGATGTTGCGCGGTGAGATGTTGCCAACACCACCAGAAGTATTGCAGGGACGTGATGTGGATATTGAATATGTATCACCACTAGCCCGTGCGCAGAAATCAAGCAGCCTGAACAGCACAATGAAGGCACTTGAGATACTAATGCCACTGTCACAATCAATCCCAGTAGGCGACCACATTGACGCAGACGGATTGGTAAGACATGTAACTGATGCACTAGGGGTTCCAAAGTCAACATTGAAGTCGGAACGTGAGGTACAACAAGTTAGAGAGGAACGTGCAGCGCAACAACAGGCACAGATGGAGATGATGCAAGACCAGCAAGATGTCCAAAATGCAGCCCAATTAGCGCAAGCGTCTAGGATGGTTAGTAAGTGACGCCTGAGATTGAAAAGCTAAAAGACCTTTATAGACAAACATTTAACACAGACAGTTCAGCTAAAGTATTAGCTGACTTAGAGGCGCGGTGTAACTATCGTGCCTTGAGTTATGTTGCTGGCGATGCAAACGCCACAGCATTTGAAGAAGGAAAACGTGCTGTTATCCTTCATATCCACAACATGATGAAAGAGGAATAAATGTCAGAAGAAGCAGTCGAACAGGTAGCCCAGCCAGAGGCAGCACCAATGATGGAGACACCATCTGAGGTAGCATCAGGCGGGTCTGGTAACGAGTTTCTAAACATGATACCAGAGGAACTACGCGAACATCCTAGCATTTCACCTATTAAGGATGTTGAAAACCTAGCCCGTTCTTATGTGAACGCGCAAAGATTGATTGGCGCAGACAAGATTGCAGTGCCAGTCAACCCAACAGACGAAGACCTAGACCGTATCTATGACCGTCTAGGCAGACCAGAAGACCCAAAGGGGTACGGCATTGAAGTCGATGGCAACGTAATTACTGAAGAACTTGCCACAGATTACGCAGATATTGCACACAAACTGCGCCTTTCACCAGACCAAGCCAAGGGTATTCTTGATTACTACAAGAGTAGCATTGAACAGTCTGGCGCACAGTCTCTTGAGTTAGCGGAGGCTGCAAAGGAACAGACTGTAGAATCATTGCGTGGTGAGTGGGGCCGTGCGTTTGACCAAAAGGTTGAGGCGGCTGCAAAGGTAGCGCAAGAATTTGCAGACCCTGAGATGTTTAACATCACTTTAGCAGATGGTTCAAAGCTGGGCGATAACGCTGAGTTTATTAAAGCATTTGCAAAAATCGCTGATTTCAGGCAATCTGTGACCAGTGAAGATACTGTTGCAGAAATGTCACAGTCAAATGTAATGACACCAGCCACAGCACAAGCTGAGATTGATGCCATTATGAATGATAAGTCTCATGCTTATTGGGATAGAAAAAACCCGATTGCGAGACACAAGGCTGTAGAACGGATGCAACATTTGATGGAACAGTTACATGGATGATGAACTTTCCGTCACAGATATTAGGCTTGAGTGCCTACGATTAGCTGTCGAGTTCGGTAGCCAGCGTGACGTACTCAATCCACACCTACTCGCAGACCAATACTATGAGTGGGTAATGCGGGGTAGCGAGGCAACTCGTCCTGCTGACGACCAGAAAGATGGGGGCCATAAGTCGGCTGAAAAGACCAGGAGTGTCCGAAAGGGTAGCGCACCGAAAAGTTCAAATGTAACCGTGTAAAAGGAGGACGCTATGTCCACAGAAGTAACCACGGCATTTGTCCAGCAGTATTCTGCAAACGTGCAGATGCTATCGCAGCAGATGGGTTCCCGTCTGCGTGATGCGGTGCGCGTAGAGAATATGACTGGCAAAAATGCTTTCTTTGACCAGGTTGGTAAGGCAACTGCGCAGAAGCGTACAACTCGCCATGCTGACACACCACAGATTGATACCCCACACGCACGTCGTCGGGTGTCACTCGTAGACTATGAGTATGCAGACCTGATTGACGACCAAGATAAGGTTCGTATGCTTATTGACCCAACATCAGCATATGCACAAGCTGCTGCCGCAGCTATGGGCCGCGCAATGGACGATGAAATCATCGCTTCAGCACTCGGCACAGCATTTACTGGTGAGACTGGTTCGACCTCAACAGCGTTGCCAGCGGGTCAGCAAATTGCTGACGGTTCTGCTGACATGTCACTTGCAAAGTTGCGTGAGGCCAAGAAGATTCTCGACTTGGCAGATGTTGACCCATCTATCCCACGTTACATCGCATGTGGCCCTGACCAGATTGAAGCACTCTTGGCTGACACAAACGTCACCTCAAGCGACTTCAACACTGTGAAGGCACTTGTACAGGGTGAAGTAAATCAGTTCATGGGCTTTAACTTCATCGTCTCTAACCGTCTGTCAAAGACTGGCAACATCCGTTCATGCTTTGCATGGGCAGAGGATGGTCTTGCATTGGCAGTGGGCCGTGACGTAATGGCGCGTATTGATGAGCGTAGCGACAAAGGCTATGCAACTCAGGTGTACTATTGCATGTCAATCGGTTCCACTCGTATGGAAGAAGAAAAAGTTGTCCAGATTGACTGTGACGAAGCGGCTTAAAGGGAGAGTGACAAATGACTACTAAGAACTCAACACTTGTAGCTAACTTTGAAGCTACTCCTCAAGTTGCTAATGCTGCCCACAATCTGCACGGTGTACTCCGTGTAGCACAGGGAACCATTGCATTGGCGGCTGGCGACAGCACAGACAACGACATTGTTATGTTTGCACCAATCCCAGCAAATGCTTCTATCACCTCACTGAAGGTTGGTAGCGACACACTGGGCGGTTCATGCACATTCAATGTTGGCATCTACACAACTGCTGGTGCGGTGAAAGATGAAGACTTCTTCGGGACTCTGGTTGCTGACCAAGCAGCTATGACTGACCTTCGCAATGAAGAAGCTGACATCAACACCATCGGACAACAGTTGTTTGAGATGGCTGGCGATGCAAATGGTGACGAAGCATACTACTATATTGCAGCAACATTTTCTGCAACAGGTGGTACTGCTGGCGACATGTCATTCATCATTGAATACGTCGTAAACTAAATAATGTGGGGGCGGGAAACCGCCCCCATATAACTCATCATGCTGGAGGGCAATATGATGAAACCGTGCGGAGATTTCCGTTGGGATTTAGAAGTAGGTCAAATAGCTGAGAGGTGGCTAGGCGACATATTAAGTAACAACACCATAGAGGTGA